TGTCCTCTCCACTCATAAGCCATTTTTATGTTGTAAGTTCCAGGAGGAAACTGATTATTTGCTGAAGCAGATGCAGTAATAGAGAAATCTTTACCGGCTCTTGGAGTGAAATGGCCCACATCCAGTATCTGTTCTGGATAGCTATCATACATAACGTAATCTGTTGGTGTGCCTTCCAAATCAAGACGCAAATCCAACTCTTCGTCTTTCTTACGAGACAGAGAATAGAAGTGTCCGAGTGCATTGGTTCCAATCCCTGCTTCTTCGATATTCCTGATACCCACAGAAAGCACATCAACACAATCTGGTGGTAACCTAAGGTAACGTTGTTGGGATTGAATAGAGATGGCTTGGGGAACACCAGAAGAACCTTCCCAATCAACCCTTGGAGTATTTGATAAACGAGAAACTCTGAGTGTGCCAGCACCGTCATCGGCTTTATCAATGATAAATAAGCCGTTATTTTGGTTGTCTGTTGCACCTGTAATTTTTAGAATGCTTCCTTCAATACGTGTGTAACCTTTTACCAGCTCATAAAAATCTGCTGATACATTGTTCACTTGATTTACTGGAAAGCGTCCTGCTGTACCTGAAGGAGTAATTTCTGCTTCAGTGTCTGTTTTGTCTGGATACGTATATAAATCGATTGTTTTCTGAGAGAATTCCCAAGGACGAGAAGCGAATGTATCCAGATAGATTTCATTGATTATGCGATTAACTTCTTGCTTGTAGGTAGTTACTTCAGGTGCATAATCGACAATGCTTCCTACCATATCTCTGATTTCTTTTAAATTCATTTCTTACCCTTTCGTAAAGAGGGCACCCCAAGCAGGGGTGCCCCAAAATTACAACTAATTTAGAATTGCTTTAGAAAAACAACTGTCTTCTGAGCAGCAGCATCACCAGAACCTGCAGTGTCTACAGCAATGGCGTGAGGCATAGCATCAGCACCAGCAGTAAACTTGTAAAGAGTTCCATTAGTGTCACCTAAACAAAGATAATCACCAGCAGCGATAGCAGCATTTCCAGCGTTATTAGTGCCTTGAACTTGTGCTTCACAAATACCACTGATGCAAACATTAACTCTGTCACCAGCAGATGCAGCATTAAGTGCAATACCGATTGCAGATTTGTCAGCAGCAGCTTCGACAACTTTAAGAACTACTTCAGAACCACCAGAAGCGACAACATCAAATGTTACGACATCTCCGAGGCCAATTGTGCCGTCAGCGATAAAGGTTTCAATTTGACGTCGGTTTGAGGTTCCAGAACTGTAAGCAGTGCCTGCGCTATCTGTTTCTTCTAAGTATTGTAGTGTAGTAGCAGTAGCCATTTTATTCTCCTATTAAGAACCAAGTGTGATTAAGCCTTGAGAACCTAAGTGTTGTACATAGGCCTGAAGACGAGTAATAACGTTTGCAGATCGTGAAGCGTATCCTGAGATATGCTCGAAATCTTCCATTTCAAACTGAGCATCACTATCGAAACCGAGTTTAATAAACTTGGTGTTCAACATGTAAGCGTGAATGTCATCAGCACCAGTTCCGTCACCGTTAGCAGGAAGGAAAGGATCAACATAAAGCATTGCACCAGCAAAGCTAAGAGCCAATCGGCCACCGTTGATTTCTGATTTGTTATCAACATAGAACTCTTGAGAGAACAAAGCGTTCTTGTAGTTACGGAAGAAATCAGCAGAGCAGACGATAAGATCTGGAGCTGAACCATCTGGAGTATTGATTTGACACTGAACATAAAGATCAGTAAGATTTGAAATCATACCTGTGGTTAAATCACCTGCAAAATCTTGGAATTGATTGTTGTAGGTTCCAAAGGTGCCTTTATCAATTCCACCAACTACGTTTGATTGAGAGCCGAAAGCAGCGTTCTCAAAGAAACCGGTAGCAGAACCAGCACCACCTGAAATACCATTGAAGGTGTTAAGTTCAGTAAGGATAGTTGAACTATTAGCAATAAGTTGTTTTTCAACTTCTCGCTTAAGAAGGCCCATAACTGATTTCATACGTGCTTCAGCAATGTTGATGATAGCGCGTTCGCCTCTGTTTGAAAGTTCTTCCTTACGGGTAATAACGATAGGAGCAACGAAATCACACCAGTTGTAAGAACCAACACGAAGTGCATCCTTAACTGCGAGATTTACGGGCTCATAGCCGCTTGAAAGTTGTGTGATTGAAGAGTGCTCTTCAAGAATTAATGGGACGTCGAGCTTTTGCCCGCCATCGTACGTTTCTACTCCACCCTGCTCACGCATTCTGTCCAAAAGAGGAACTGCCTTGTAAAGGTTGTCAACCTCTTCGTCCAGAAGAATTCGCAGTGTCGAGGAGAGAATGTCATTTGAAATTGCCATTTTAAAAAATCCTCATATAAAATTATTGGCTTGTTTGTTTTGTTTTGAAGAATATTCCCACAACGGGAGTTCTGTAAGATAGCGTATTGTGAGAATGTCCAGGGTGGGTTCTCATAATTTGCATGTTATTTTCTATTTGTTTTTAACCACTGATAAATTTCGTAACCTTTCAATCCTTTAGGTGGCTTCATGTCCGCCCCACGAGCGGGTGCAGCCATCTTTAAACCCACATCAGCCATCACTCGTTTTCTCTCACCCAATTCAGCTTGCATTTCTTTAAGCTGTGCTGCCTGAGATTTACTCTTTGCTAACCAATATGCGTCTTGCATTGATAAGTTTTCGTTCTGTTTTAAAAGCTGAACAATCTCACCTTTGTAATCCAGAAGATCAGGGTTTTCTGTTTTAAATCGTTCTAGTTCTACTTTCTTTTGCGCAACAAACTGTTGTTCTCGGATCGGTTCCATCATATCATTCAACCGTCTGGCAACCTCTTGCTCAATTCGTTGATTGAAACTATCTGTATTGTAGGGATCCAGTTCAATAGTTTCTCTTGAAGCTAGCTCTTTAATGTTCTGATCAAACTTAGAGTTGGCAACTGCTGCCATTCTTGCTTCTAAATCTTTCCTCTGTTGCGCTAATTCTTGCGTCTTTCGTGTGTAATCAGCCCTGAGATTTGATAACAAGTTTTTTGCATCATTAGGTAATTCGTTAATCACACGATTGTAATCCATTCCTTTATGGCCACCTTCATCTAAGCCATTAATGTTCTGTAAAGATTCGATACCAATTGTATCAGGCATTTCAACTTTACCGTTCTTTGCCACATCTAACGCTTTTGCTATTCTGTCATTACCAGAATTGCGTTCCTGGGCCTTTTTATGCAGTGCCTTTAAATCTACCCCTTGAGTAGTTTCAGTGGATTCTGCAGTATTCTGTGTTTCAGTAGCAGTGCCTGTTGGCGTATTGCTTTGTTCTATTGTCATGTATTTACCTCATTCTTGACATCATTAGTTCTTCTTCATCCATCTCTTCATCTTTCATTAGAGATCCGTCGGGCATTGAATGCATTCCCTCTGGCACTTCTTCAGTTTCCATTGTTATTTCAACTTCTGTGTCCATCGGTTTTGCAAGATAAGATTTAAAGGCTTTATCTTTAGCAGCAGCATCTAATCTACCTGCAGCCATCTTTAAGCCTTTATCATCTGTAAGTTTTTGTAAATCAATAGCATCACCAATACCAGCATCTGAAATGGCTGAATTTACCATGAGTAATGCTTTAACATGATCCAAAGGTAGTTCACCTTCTAAATCTGATTCAGGCATTGGAAGAGGTGGTGCTTTAAATAGTTCCAGAGCTTTATTCAGTGCTTGTGTAAATTGTTGCAATGCTTTTGCAGAGTATTTTCCAGGAGGAACCTGCATAATCATTGTCTCATCTTTAACATCTTGCAGTTCTGTAGCTGCTTGCATACCTTGTGCTCTTAATTGATCGATGGCTGGTGCTGATTCGGCTGCCATCATGTCCATTTGATTTCTACTCATTTGTCATAATCCTTTGAAAGTGTTCCGTCTTTTATCATATTTTCTACAGAGAATGCTTCACCAACTGCACGTTCTTTATCACCTTTGTATTTGTTTAGTGTTGATAAATAGCGCTCACGAGTGGATTCCATTTTCCCATATGTTGCATGGTTATTTTCTTCTAACCTATCCAGATCTGACATAGAAGCTCTTGACAAACCTTTCGATTCTGCATACTTGTCAGCTTCATAGCGGTTAGCAAATCGTTTTCCCAATGACACATTGTAATATCCATCCACACCATACTTATGCACTTCATCTCCACCTACGAAACTAATGTCTCTGGGTTGAATGTTATGTGCTTCATATGTGATATTTCTCCAACCTTTTCTGCCACAATCACATTGTCCGTAACGTCCAAAAGGTTTTTCATATATCTTATCGCATGGTTCGCAATAATAAACCTGATCTATCTCAGCCACTATTTACCTCCAGGTGGAAGTATGGTTTGTAAGTTCTGTGGCCCAATGGGTTGCGACATCTGCTGTAATTCCACTGCATCAGGGCCAATAGCTTGTCCACTTGCTTGTGCTTTAGCTGCTGATGCCATGGCTGCTGCTTGTTCTTTCAGATTCTTTTGTGCATCTGCCATAAATGATTCAGGTAATCCGAGAGATCTCACCATCTCTTCCAACAAAGTAGTGTTAGGCACGCCTAACGTTTGTAAGAGTGGAATAGATTGGATGAACTCTCTCTTACGGACAGATTCTGAGATAGGCGTTGATGCTTGATCTTGTGCATAGATTTCCCATGCCTCATCTAAATCTGAAGCCACAACTGCACGTGGTGCATTACCAATCTGTATTACATCTCTAACATTCTCAACATCCATGTAAAGCCGCAACATGTTGACATAAACTTTGGAAACACCTTCAATCATTCCATCTCTTTCTCTCGCAAGGCGTCCAACTTCTGAAGATGTGTATGCCGCCAGTGCTGCAATCTCTGTAGCAGATGCCCGAGTGCTTTCGCCTCGTGTAAAAGGCGCCAGTATCGAACCCTTGTCCTTATCGCTTTGAACCTGTTGATAGTAGTATTCCAACTCAGGCGGAGTAGGGTTCTGGGGGAGAGGACGTACCACACCAGCCAAATCATCATCATCCACTTCAACAAATAAACCATCAATTCCAGTTGTAATCTGTGCCATTTGTTCTTCATCTAATGCTCCTCTTCTCACCAAGTATTGTCTACTTGCTTTTCTAACTGCATTAGCCTGAAAGGTACGAATCAGATTTGTTTCGTAGATTTGATCGTAGATACGTCTCATTGCACTGTAACCGTCCAATGGGCAATCAGGTATGCGATTAAAGTAAAGTGGTACGATTGGTATTACAGGTTGTCCCTGAGTATCGATAAAAGGTATCTCTTCTTTGAGTAGGAATTTATCACCATTCTGCCAGTTAGGTGTCCAAAAATAAACTTGTCGTGTATGCAAATCAAAGATTTCTGTCACTTCGATAAACTTGTAGTAATCAAATGAACTATCATAAAAATCTGCTTCTTTATCTTTTTCAAACATGTATTTCTGAAAGTAATCAACCTTTTCCACAGGATCAAATTGCTTATTACCAAAGCGATGTGTGGCATCTACCAGATTGATGTAGTATTTATGGCCGACATATCTGCAATCTTCCCATCTTCTGGCATCTCTATCAACAATGATTTCCCAAGGAGGCACTGCAACCATGTCCATCTTGGTGTAGAGATCTTCAGAACGTGTCGGTAAGATTTTAACAAAGGACATAGGATAGAGGAGAGCAAGGCGTGCAGCATCTTCTATCGTATTTCTTTGCTTGATGAGCCAATTATTTACAACTGCTTGAGTGATTTCTGCATCACCACGGCCTCTGATGCCACCTTTAACGATAACGCCAGGATTGCGGGTAAAGAGTGACGAAATGTAGCTCTCAATGTAGCCATAAGCATCTGCTGTCTGAATGTAGATCTGTTGATCCTGAGAAGCATGCTTGCTCCAGAATTGTGTCTCATATGCAGATTTGTATTTAAACAATTCGTGACGATAC